GCTAAGTAAGGTTTTACGCCAATACCACACAAAAACAGAGGCTAATATATTTCTATAAAAGGTAGGTCTGAATTCTGCTTTAGATTTCAAGACTATATATTGAAATCTAAAGAGTCAATTATTTTTTAGACTTTTTTTCGTTTTCCTCAGCTATAATAGCATTCCGCATTAACCTAGAATATTCTTTTTGCTCACTCACATTAAACCCAATAGAAGCAGATCTAGCGGTTTTAAAGTCTGAAGCAGTTTTAAACAATTCAGTTGAACTTACAGATGTGCTTCCACCCTCACTTAATCCCGGAGTTGGTAATTCCCCACCAATAAGGTGCCTATACAAAAAATCCACCCCGGCTGACGTATCAGAAAGAGCTTGCATAATTTGCTGATCAGCTAGAGGTAATCCATTAGTAAAATCTTGCAATTTAGTAACTATAGTATCTCCCTCGGAACCTAAACTTTCTTTTATCTGCTCAGGTGTTTCTGATAAAGAAGCCATGCTTTGTAAGTGAGCCTGGACTAATCTATTTGCTTGGTCATTAGTAAGGTTAAGTTCTTTAAAAACTGGAAGCATAGCTTTCATATCCGGATCATCAGCTTTGATCTCAACATCTTCTAAACCTTCAATCTCTTTAAAGTTAAACTCATATTCTTCTGGGGCTGTAGGTACTGCTCCTTCTAAAGTTTTTACTTTATCATTTAACTCCCTACTATATTTGGTGCTTTCACGATAACCTTTTTCTAAATCTTCAACAGATTTATATTTACCTGCTAGTAAAGTTTCAGGTGTTGTCTTATTAGTTTCTCCCTCAGATGAATTATCTTCTGGGGCAGTTGAAACATCAACAGATGTATCAGCTGGTTGGCCTTCGTTATTATTTTCTGGATCCATAGGTATCTACTTTTTTAATAATTAATAAAATTTTACGGTATAGATTATTCTCACCTTCTCTCAAAGCCATGCCAATAGCGGTATTAACACCATCTGCATACATTGATTGAAAACTCGGTTTGTCTATAGTCATTCGGCGTAAAGCTTCAAGAGCTTTTACACCAGCTCCCCCTTTAAAAGTTTTTGCAATAACAATTTCGTCATCACTAAGCTTAGTTGGTTGAATTTGGTTTGTCTCAATTTCGTCAAGACTTTTCCACCCTTCTGTCATATTATTTTGTTTTAATTGATTTTCTTGGCGTTTTTCTTCTGCGAATAGGTAATTTCATAACTTCTTTAAAACCGCACCAAATACATTCTCTAGGTTTAGGTGCGTGCCTAACGTATGTATGAAACTTTTTACACCTATTTTTTTTCACAGTATCCTATTGTTGAGGTTGTTGGGGTTGAGCTTCGCCAGGTGCGCCGCCAGATAATTGTTGGTCAGCTAGTTGCTTAATAGCTTCTAGCTGTTCTTCAGTCGGTAAGATTTTTTCTGTTACCCCTAGTAATTTTGCTAACTCTTGACCAAAAGCCACTGGATTAGTCATCATCATTAAGCCTTGCGGACCAAAGAAGTTCGATACTGTTTCAGCATACCTTGTCATAGCTGTTAATTCGTCTTGATCTTGAGCAACGGCTAAAGGAGAAACGTGTTGGATAGCAATATTGGAACCATCTATAGTAAAACCAGATAAATCTACCATACCTAACTCCTCAAGAATGTACAACCCCCTTAACATAATTTGTTCTGCACCTTCTCCTTGCATACGGCCATAAGCCGACCCAAGCATCTTAGCAACGCTTTGTGCTCTCATAGCAATTTCAGTAGCAGATTTAACCGGAGCATCTAATTCCCCCAAAGGATCTACAAAAAGAATACTTTTAATACCTTTCTTTAAATCTTCTAAGATAATTTGAGCTACGTTAAAATCGGATGCACTAGGTAATCTAGAAATTGATGGCCCGTTAGGATTACCTGGGTTTGCTTCAACTGGAATTATAGCCCCAGGTTCCATAACAATATTTTCTAAATTAATGATACCGTTATCTACGACTGTATATATGCCTGATAAAGCAAGAGAAGCATTTTTTAAAATAAGTTCCTTTGTTTTATTAAGGGTTTTATTGTCTGCAAGTGCTGATAAAACAGGTCCCCTACCATGTACTTCCCCAGCGGATACGGAGTATCTTACTGTAATCCAAGGATGACTTTTTGCTTCCCTATTTACTAAGATCTCTTTAGTTTTTTCATCCTGAACTACATAGCGAAACCCATCTATGATTTGTTCTTTAGCTCTAGACTTACCTCCGTCCTCTACAATAACCTTATTTTTAATTTTATCTTTAACTGTGTATTCGATAATATTTACATCATCATAAGGTGATGCTTCAACTTGAGCTGCAAAAGAAGTTGAAAAAGTAGCGTCAGCCCAAGTCTCCTTAATTAAGTGAGCTGGTAATTTCCACTTACGAAACCTACCACCTACAGAACCCCCAACACCTCTCTCTAAATAGACTTCATCTAAAGGTATTGGTTCAAATATAAAAGGTTTAGTTCTAGTTCCTTTCCGCATTTGCATACTTCCAGTGCCGATAAGCCAATCTTCTAAAAATTCAGAGACAGCTGTATCAAAATTACTAGCGTGCAAGGCGGTAAAAAATAGATTAGTGATTTCTTCTAGCTTCTCTTTTTGACCAGAGTTGCCTTCTTTTTCAAGAAGCGGTCCTAATTTAAGCTTACCCCATTTTTTCTGAGGTGGGAATATATTTGAATGGACTGTAGAAACAGCTTTAGCTAAAGCATCTTGACCTGTAGAATCAAATATCCTATCGGTATTAGTCCTTTTAGCACCTAATGTTGGGGTATCAAAAGTATCTCTCTGCGGTGAAAAATACTCTAAAGCTTCTTTATAAGTAGTACGCCAATTAGTACGTCTTTTTTGAGCATTTTGGAATCTCTTATAAAGCTTGTCTTTATCTAATGGCATACTTTTAAAAGTTATTTAAGATTATAGCCCTTTACCCCTGTTTCAGAAGTAGTAATAAGAGAAGATCTACCTTGTCCTCTTCTACGAATACTTCTTAATTTTTCAGTATTCTCCAATGCTAAAGTATCTTTATTTCGTTTAACTTCGGTTTCTTCCTTTTCTAATGCTTCTGTTTGTTTTTCTGCTGCTCTGTTTTGAGCCGACATATCCGGCGCTTTTGGTTTTCTTCCCATAACGTATATTTAAATTAACAGTTAAAGTGTTTGTGCGCCTTTTGCAAGTAGTTGTTTGTAAAGTTGATAAGGTGTCTGCGCCCTAACGGACACACCTAAAAACATCTTAACAATATTAACACAAGTTGGCGCTAAATTCCAAATATTAAACATCTTGTTATTAATGTCAAATGGATATTTAAATTCCAAGATGTTTGAGTTAGGAAACTTTTTTATTTCACTAACTAAATCCCCTATAACCATTTTTTCATATACCCTAGAATCTATATTTGACGTAGTTGGGTTCGCATAATATATGTAATCTCCTATTTTCCTAAAACAATAACAGTGAAAAAACCCTTTCTTTAAAACTCGGTGCAACCAATGGGGACCAACATCTTCATCCGTAAATACAATATACCATACTATGTCTGCCATACACTCCAATTACTTTTATTCATAATAGTTTTAGCAGATAATTGCTTATTTGCACCCCTGGTTATGGCTCTATACCCCCCAGTAGATAGCATTACATACTGCGCTGCATCATGTATGTGCGAAAATCTGTTTTTATCCGGTGTAGGTTCGTACTTATCACCACCAGAAACATTCATACGTTTGTACTTATACCCCCCATTAAAACCTTTTTTAAGAGTAGGACACTTTCTACCGTCAATTAATATCGCGGGTAAACCATTAACTATCCTATTAAGCTCGCTGACAACACTTTCCTTACGCATGTTAATGTTATTTGATGGCGCTGGCCTTACAATAATACCTTTAGCACGCATTAAATCAAACGCTGTTTTCTGCTGCTGATCTTTAAATGCTCCTGATGGATCACCAAAACACCTTATCTCTCGTCCAGGATAATCCCTGTCTAACTTCTGTTTAAGTAATACCGCAAAATCTTGAATAGCTACGTCCTCACAAACTAATTCTTCCAAAAATATCCTCTGCCCTATTGCAGTTGGTTGGGTAATAATAGCAGCTGGGGTATTACCAAAATCTAACCCTATCTCTAATGGTACCATTGGTAATGCTTTAAGTGGTGCCTTAGAACAATGCAGATCATCTCTATAAGAAGAACCGTACACTGGTTTCCCCTCTTGGATTGACCCGTACTTTCCTTCTACAAAAACCTTAATCCATTCTGGATCTTTACCCTCGACAATCCTTTCATAATACCCTTTCGGTAAATTCTCTATATTCTCTGCCTCCGGAGATATTCCAGATGGTTGATCATAAAAAGACCAGCCTTTCGGTGTCTTGACCTCAGCAGCCGAATACCACCAATGGTCATCGTCTGGTGGGTTAGTATCCATAATTATACCATACCATGTCGGCCAGTTATCTGGATGCACATCATCCGGTTTCTCCCTCTTAGCTGGGTACCGCCCCACCCTTCCAGTGCCACCATCAATATGATCCTTATGTATAAACCTAGTTTCATTAAAAAATATACCAGTTACTTCTAGCGAAAGTAATTTCTTTACATCATCTGGTCTATCTAGTGCAAGAAATATTATCTCCAACTCAATATCTTGTATCTTTACCTTGTGAGTTATTGGTGGTTTCCGATTCATCTTACCAAATATCTCTTCTGGAAACCAATCTAGCCACGTTTTAATAGTTGTTGTCTCCAATTCTGGGCCAGTATTACGCACAATAGCCCACCTTGTTCTACGAATTCCGTCAATAGAAGGGTGTTGCTGCTGCGCTCGAATAAAAATCTCCACACAACAGCCTACACTCTTACCTGACCCAATAGGTCCCTTCACTCCTCGGACAAAATCCTTAGAAGCGTGGAACTTTGCTAGAGTTGGTGTTGTATTATAATTCAGCTTGAATGCTTTGGTAGGCACCCCTTGGGGTACATTACTCTTTACCATTTAATATATCAGTTGTAATTTCTTTTTTAACATTACGTTTAGGCTGTTTCCACTTTTTTTGGTCACTTTTAATACCTGACCAAAATTGAATGTGGGTACATGGGGTAACTTTCTTACAAACTCCACATACTCCTAAAAATACTGGGGCTGTGTTTCTAGGATTTTTCCAAGTGGCAGAATTATTCTCCGCACAAGATGGACAAATTTGCAATACTTTGATCGTCATTTTCTTTTTTATTTGGGTTTAAATTAATATTAATATCAGATACTTTATCTGGCGTACTTTCAGCCGTTTTTAACAAAGTATTTGGGTCACTAGTGTTTATCTGAATCAACACTTGTGGCGTTGCTTGAGTTGTTTCCTTAAAGTTCCCTGAAGCACGTAACATATTACCAGCCATAGCGGCTAATGCACTGGCTGCTTTATCATTACCGTTCTTAAACGCATCGTGAATATCCCTAAGTATCTCCACAGACCAACCAGCCACAGTTTTAGCATCCATTAATACCGCATCTTCATACGCTTGGTGTATCCTATTAAGCACGTCAGTAAACTTCGGTTGATCTAACCATTGCTTATAGCGACTTCGGGGAATAGATAACATCTTAATAACACGTTCGGCATCCAGATCTTTCTTATACTCTTCAAAGAAAGCATAGGTATCCATAGTATAGGGTACCACTTCAATAGAACCGGCTTTACTTGGGTCGTGTATCTCTTCTAATGGCGGCATAACCTTAAATTGTTTCTTTAAATTCTTATCATACTGAACAAACCGTTTTTTAATTTGAGGATCTTCGTATATTTCTTGCATAATATGTATGACTGTTTGTACAAGTAAACCATAGTATCTTTTAATAGCTTTGACAAGTCAAGACTTTTTCCGTGATAGGACTCCAAAAAATATTTTAACCGTGTAACTTCTCCTCAAAACCGTGTAAACTTCGAAAATTATAGAGCTTGTACAGGTGAATAGGGGGGTCGGAATTGCATTTCGGGAGGCCCCCCTGCCTACAGTTTGATAAATTTGCACAGCCCCACGCTGACACAATAAATATTGACAATTATATTAATTTAAATATTGTGTTTTCATACTTGAATATCTTATCTAGATTTAAAAAAGATATTAAACCAAAGTAAATCAACTAATTACCACTACATTAACTACCTATTATTCAACACTTTAAACAATAATCAGTCAACTTAGTAATATATAATGATTCTAAAATACTTCATTAAATTCAAGATTGAAGGCCGTTTTCATACCCGATACATTAAAGCTAGAACTTACAGAGAAGCAGCTCACAAGCTATTAGACCATTACAAAGATAAAGATATTACTCATATAAGTTTTGAGGGTGAGCCATTGCCTAACCGCAAAGAGAACGCTACTTTAATATTAAAGAAAAAGATTGACGCTAAAGAGAGAAAAAGAAAAGGAGCTATAAAATACTTTCAAAAATCAGGAATTCATGTAATTGACAAATAACCATAGTTTTTGAAGTTTACCACCAATTTTGACCTTATCCACCGCAGGCGGTAATGTAACCGGTTGTAACACGTTGTAACACGTCTAAGACTGTCCATTATCCACCGCAGGCGGTAATGTAACCGGTGTAACTAGTTACTTTGCAACTCTTCCCCTTTATTATACTTATACACTACTTATATATACTATTTAAAAAAAGTATATCTTAATGAATGTAACTAGTTACACTAGTTACAACCAACCAAACATAGCTTAAAGACAGTTTTCAGAGGTGTTACAAACTGTTACAACCTATTACATCACCGCCTGCGGTGGATTAAAGCCCCTCTTTTTTTAAAATAATTGGTAATATTCAAAATGCTCTACTATTATATATTGACTTTTAAAGATAATTCATAAAAAACAGCCTTTAAAAAAAAGATTAAATAAATCTTGACATTCCAATTTTAATCTTTTATCATAGGAATACAGCATTGAATTATCAAGGTTGTAACATTATTAATTAACTTAAATAGATATAATTATGCAATTAACAACTAAATTGGAACGTAGAATAGTAAAAACTCTATTGAATAAAACTTCTACAACTCAAATTTGCAATATACTAAACTGTTTAGTAAATAGACAAATAAAAAGAGAAAAAAGAATAATCAACAATACTTTAAATAATAATGATATTAAAAATGGTTATTCTTTAGAAAATTACCCTTGGTTAATAAATTAAATTAAACAACTTAAATAAATAAATTATGAATAATTACAAAAAACAAGCCTCAGGTTTTTTAAGAGCAACTAAAACCAATATTAGATCAAAATTTTTAAAATATGATTACCATTTTGAAGACGATAAAGATATGCGTGATATATATCTAATAACTATATCAAGAGGTAATAAGTCTTTTAGTTTTAATTTCGGGCAATCGTTAGTTAATTCCGGTAGTGGTGAAATAAGCCCAGATAGCTACGATATTTTATCATGTTTACAAAAAAATGAAATTGGGGATTTACAAGATTTTTGTGATGAGTTCGGCTATGATATTTACTGTAAAAAAAGCAAAAAGATATATAAGGCAGTAGCCAAAGAGTGGGATAATGTCCAAAAGATCTGGACAGATGCAGAAATTAATCAATTACAAGAAATACAATAATGAGTGATAATATTAAAATATATATA